AAAATGGAATCCCACTTATTAACGGACTTCCGGTATCGAATCTGTCAGAGGGAGAAAAGCTTGATTTATGCATTGATGTTGCTTTGTAGAATCCGAATGGCCTTAACATCATCCTTATTGATGGAGTGGAGAAATTGGCGACAGACCTTAGAGAAAAACTTTATGCGAAATGCAAAGAAAAAGGTTTACAGTTCATTGCTACCAGAACGACTGATGATGATGCAATGACAGTAGTTGAGTTATAGGAGGACATATCATGACGGTAGAACCGAATACACAGCTTTCATCAAATGTTTTTTCTGATCCGGAAGCTTTTCAGAATTTATTTAATATAGGGAAAATGTTTGCATCATCTTCCCTGGTGCCACAGGCATATCAGAATAAGCCAATGGACTGCACGATTGCGGTTGATATGGCAAACCGCATGGGAGTTAGTCCGATGATGGTTATGCAGAATCTTTATGTTGTGCAGGGAAAGCCGCAGTGGAGTGGACAGGCTTGCACATCAATGATTATGGCAAGTGGAAAATTTAAAAATGTCCATCATGTATACACTGGCGAGCGCAATACGGATTCTTGGGGATGTTTTTTAACTGCTGAAAAGGTAGATACCGGAGAAACCATAAACGGTGCAGAGGTAACCATTCAGATGGCAAAAGATGAGGGATGGTACGGGAAGAACGGAAGTAAATGGAAAACCATGCCGGAACTTATGCTTGCGTACCGTGCATCTGCATTTTTTGCAAGAGTGCATATTCCAAATTCACTTATGGGATGTTCTGTTGAAGGAGAAGCAGAGGATATTGTAAAAGCTGCAGCACCTGCAGTACCAGATATTTTTTCTGATCCACAGAATGAGAAACTTATGAAAGAAGCATCGGAGGTATTTGATAATGTTACTGAATAATGAAAATTACTATTCAAAGGAAGCTGATCGGGAGTATCTCTCGGTCAGCCAGTATAAAAACTTTATGGGAACTATCGGAAAGCCAGCGTGTGAATCACAGGCCATGGCAATGCTCAACGGAGAGTGGGAACTTGAAAAGACAACAGCTCTTTTGGTTGGCTCTTATGTGGATTCACATTTTGAGGGAAGCCTTGACTTGTTCCGTGCACAGAATCCTGCCTTTTTTACAAAGTCCGGGGATTTAAAGGCAGACTACAAAAAAGCGGAGGAAATCATCAACCGTATTGAAAGAGATGAAACCTTTATGCAGTTCATGTCCGGAGAAAAGCAGGTCATTATGACCGCTGATATGTTCGGTGCAAAGTGGAAAATCAAGATGGACAGCTACATTGCAGATAAAGCGATTGTGGATCTGAAAGTTATGAGAGAACTGCATAAGGCTGAATATACAAAGGATTTCGGCTATATGGATTTCATTCAGTATTGGGGATATGACATTCAGGGTGCAGTGTACCAGGAAGTTGTTTATAGAAATACCGGAAAGCGGTTACCATTCTTTATCGCAGCAGCGTCTAAGGAAAAAGAAACAGATATCGAACTGATATGGATCGATGATGAACATCTTCATGAGAAGCTTATAGAGGTGGAGCAGAACACGCCTAAGATTCTTGCATTGAAATCCGGTGCGGTAGAACCTATCCGGTGTGAATTGTGTGATTACTGTAAGCATACAAAGGTATTAAAGAAACCTATTCATTATTCAGAGCTGCTGGGAGAGGTATAAATGAAAACAGTCGGAATTGTTACAAAATACAATGATAACTGCATTTTCTGTGGCAGACCTACCACCGAGGAACATCATCTTTTATTTGGCAATGGGTTCAGAAAGCTTGCAGAGGAAGATGGAATAAAAATTCCGGTTTGTGAGTACTGTCACACGAAAAGCCCTGTTGCACAGCGTGTCCATGATAATACGACCGCTGAAAAGTTGAGCAAAATTGCAGGACAGCTTGCATGGGAAAAGCATTGTGTGGCATCAGGGCACACAGAGGATGAAGCCAGAGAGCTTTTCCGTAAAAGGTATGGACGCAGTTATTTATAGGTTGAAACACCTGACTGTCGAGAACTGCTCGGCGGTTAAAAGAAAACATCATGAGGATTTCATAATATATCACGAATTTTGAAAGCCATGGTTTCCCGGTGCTTTCCATGGTGCCGGGAGAAAGGAGTAAATCTTGGAAGAATTAAAAGTTACAGAATATAGAGATATGAGAGTGCTGACAACACAGCAGATCGCAGAAGCGTATGGAACAAATACAGATACAATCACAAAAAATTTCAATAGAAACAAAGACAGGTATGCTGAGGGGAAGCATTTTATTTGTTTGGAGGGAGAGGATTTAAAAGATTTTAAAACGACCGGACAAATTGACCTTTCGTTAAAAATTAATAAATTATACCTCTGGACAAAAAAAGGTGCTTTTCTCCATGCAAAATCCTTAAACACAGATACCGCATGGGAAGTATACGATCGATTGGTTGATTCTTATTTTGACCACAGTAATTTGCTTGATGGAATGTCACCGGAGCTGAAAGCAGCATTGATCGTGGATAAGCGTGTGACCAAGGTAGAGCACAGAATTGACCATATTGAAAATGATATGCCATTGTTCGGTGCAGAATCAGACGAACTTTCCGCACATGTCAGACGCAAGGCGGTGGAAATGCTCGGCGGTAAGAAATCAGAAGCTTACAGGGATAGTAAAGTACATAAAAAAGTGTTCAGCGACATTTACAATCAGTTAAAACGTGAGTTTGGCATTTATGACGATGAAGGAAAAATGAAAAGCTACAAGGC